CAACAGTCACAACAACAATCCGAACAGCAACCTCGCATCTATCGTGGTGTTGAGTATGTTAAGGAATGAGATACCTGATACCTTTACTGGTAATCTTTCGTGTTCTGACTAATGATGGTATGTTCTCTACACAGAGAAAGATGCCAGCAAAAAGAATGCCACCCGAAATCCGAGTGGTTCAGAAACGAAAAGGAAAGAAACATTTCAGGATTTTTGAGAGGGATTGACTTCCCTCTTTTTTTTGTGTATAATTACTTGTGATAAGTTTTTTAACTATGAATAAAGAGAAACTTAAATTGATCGTGCGTAATCTTGAATTATTGGTTGACTCTCTAAAAGCAGAGATTTATTCTGATGTGGGTGCATATAAGTACGAAGAAATATCACGACATCTTACCGACTATGATGAGATTTTTGAGGACGATGATGATTGAAAATGCAGAATTTAAATTTATGAAACCAGAAGTAAAACTTTTAACAGTAACTCCAGATGCTGAAAAACATATGGCATATTGTGCAAGAGTAAGTAATCCAGCAAATCAAGAGAATACTAAATTTGCTGGACTGCTAAAGTATTGTATTGAGCATCAGCACTGGAGTATCTTTGAGCAGGCAACAATGACTGTTGAGATTAATACTTCTCGTGGTATCGCAGCGCAAATTTTGAGACACAGGTCCTTTACATATCAAGAATTTTCACAACGATATGCTGATGTAGGTTGGTTAGAAAAAGAGATTCCTCTTCCAGAACTGCGTCGTCAGGATGATAAGAATCGCCAGAACTCTATTAATGATCTTGAAGAAGAAAAAGTATTCGTAATGAATAAGATGATTCAAGACCTCTTCCGTGACGCTCAAGACGTATATAACTTCCTCCTGACACAAGGTGTGGCAAAGGAGTGTGCAAGGTTCGTGCTCCCCCTAGCGACCCCCACACGACTCTATATGACGGGTTCTGTGCGGTCCTGGATACACTACATCAACCTTCGCTCAGCTCATGGAACACAGAAGGAACATATGGAAATTGCAGAAGCAGTTCGTTGTATCTTTACTTGTGAGTTTCCTGCTGTATCAGAAGCACTTGGTTGGACTCGCGAGGAATGTCTTCCTTGTGAGTATCAAAGTGCAATTACCCTCGAATAAATACTCTTACATACTATGGAGAACTAAATTTGGCAACTTATCCCGTTTATAATAAAGTTACAGGTGAACAGAAAGAAGTTGTTCTGAGTGTTCATGATTGGGAGAAATGGAAAGAGAATAATTCCGAATGGGATCGTGATTGGTCTGACCCAACAACTTGCCCATCGTCTGGAGAACTGGGTGAAGTTTATGATAAACTTAAAAAATCTCATCCAGGATGGAATGATGTGCTTCATAGAGCATCAAAAGTTCCTGGATCAATAGTAAAACCAGTTTAAACTATATGTCACGAAGAAGAAGAGACGAACAACCAATTGGGGTTGGAATGACTGCTAGACAAATGAAACGTAAGAAGCCAATCAATCAAGATATAATGAGGACGATTGAACCTCTTACAAAGAATCAAGAAATACTCTTTGAATCTTATAATAAAAATCAAAATCTTGTTGCATATGGATGTGCTGGAACTGGTAAAACTTTCATCACACTTTATAATGCACTTAAAGATGTTTTGAATGAAAAAACTCCATATGAAAAGATTTATATTGTTCGTTCACTTGTAGCAACTCGTGAGATAGGTTTTCTTCCTGGAGACCATGAAGACAAATCTTCTCTTTATCAAATTCCTTATAAGAATATGGTAAAGTATATGTTTGAGTTGCCATCAGAAGCAGACTTTGAAATGCTTTATGGCAATCTCAAAACTCAAGGAACGATTGGTTTTTGGAGTACTTCTTTTATTCGTGGTACTACACTGGACAAGGCAATTATTATTGTTGATGAATTTCAAAATTTAAATTTCCACGAATTGGATTCTATCATTACTCGTGTTGGTGAAGATTCTAAAATTATGTTCTGTGGTGATGCTACTCAATCTGACTTAATTAAGACAAATGAGAAGAATGGTATCATTGACTTTATGAAGATTTTAAGAGTAATGCCTTCTATTGATATTATTGAATTTGGTGTAGAAGATATTGTAAGGTCTGGGTTTGTTAAAGAGTATATTATTGCAAAAATGGAAATCGGTGTATGACATTTATTCATCATAATTACTTGGGTGACCTTGAGTTAAATTGTAAGACTACAGAGAGTATTCGTCTGTACAATCTTCCCAGTGGTAAGTGGGTTCCTTCAATTACTTCTGTAACTTCTTTCTATAATCGTGAGATTTTTGTTAAGTGGAGAAAGAGAGTTGGGATTGAAGAAGCAAATCGTATTACAAAAAGAGCAACAGCAAGAGGAACTGATTTTCACCAAGTCTGCCAAGACTATTTGGAGAATAAAGAACTTGTGTGGGAAAACTATCAACCCATATCAAAGTTTATGTTCTATCATGCAAAACCTTATCTGGATAAGATAAATAATATTCATGCGATTGAACGCACACTGTACTCTGAGTATCTTGGACTTGCTGGACGAGTTGATTGTATTGGAGAGTATGAAGGAGAACTTGCAGTCATCGACTTTAAGACTTCCGAAAAGATTAAACCTGAAGAGTGGTTGGAAAACTACTTTGTTCAAGAAACATTTTATGCAGCTGCGTATTATGAACTAACTGAAATTGTTCCTGTTAAGTTAATTACTATTATGGTTACTCCTGGTGGAGAAGTGAAAGTATTTGACAAAAGGAACAAAGGGGACTATATTAAGTTATTAGTTCGTTATATCAAAGAATTTGTACATCACAATACTGGGGCAACGAATGGAGAATGAATTAGAAAAGGTACTTGAGAGTAAATTCTTTTGTCCAACTAAGTTTGCTCAAGAGATTGAAACCCTTGTACAAGTTAATGTTGAGATGAATTACATTGATGCTATCGTTCATTTTTGTGAGAAGAATAGTATTGATTTAGAATCGGTTCCTAAACTGATCTCAAAACCACTTAAAGAGAAGATTAAGTGTGAGGCAACGGAACTCAACTTTCTTAAGAAGACCTCTCGTGCAAAATTGGTTTTCTAATCCATTTTAGAGGGTAAAAAATCCCGGCAAAAAATTACATATATTACCTTTTTTGAATGATGCCCTTTGATGCTTATCGTCAATATCTTGCACTCAAAAATCACTTTACAAAAGATAGTTATGACTATCATAAGTATTGTGGTAAATCAAGAGCAACAGTACAATCTTTCTATAAACGAAAGGATAGGATGTGGTTTGAGAAAGTATCAAGACAAAAAACAGATCAGGAAGTTATAGATTTTTTTGTTGCAAACTTTGTGTCTTGTTCTGATCCAGAAACTTTATGGATTGGTGATATGATTAAAGAAGGTGATAGTAGATATAAAAACTGGCAGAAGAAAATTCAATCACTATCATATCTGTTTAAAGAAGAATCTGAATATCTTTTTGAAGAAAATAAATTTGAAGAAGTTTTTAAATGCTCAAGGGGGCATCCAGTTCTTCTCAAAAGATTCTTGGGTGGAAAAATTTCATTAGAGACAATGGTTCTTTATGATAAAATCTTTTCATATACAAATAACTTTGATAAAAAACTTAAAGATCCTGTGTGGGAAACCGTCAGTCGCAGAATTAAAAAATATAGCCCATTCATAAATATTGATGTATTTCATTTTCGTAAAATTTTGAAAGAAATTATTCTAGGAGAGAAATGAGTTTTTTTAATTCTGAACTTGTCCGTGCAGAGATGGTTGAAATCTCAGAGATGCAGGAAGAGATTTATGGAAGTGTATTCCGATTTCCTTCTATGACAAAAGAAGATAAAATTGAGCACGTCATTCTCATGGAAAGACTTCTGAATAAACAACAAATTCTTTATACACGTTTGAGTTTGTCTGATGACCCAGAAGCAAAAGAGATGAAGCAAAAAATTACCGACTCTACTCAATTGATGGGTCTTCCTGCTAATGTTGATATGAATGTTATTTTTAACAATATGACAAAAATGCTTGAGGTGATGAGACAACAAATTGACAAAACAGGTTCTGACCTGTAGAATAATGAAGTACACAAAAGCCAAATCCTATTAATACGAGGTATAAATGTCTAATTTCGCAAATCTTAAAAAGCAGTCTTCTCTTGGTTCACTCACTGAAAAACTAGTGAAGCAAGTGGAGAAAATGAGCACTACTTCGAGCGGTGCTGATGAACGTCTCTGGAAACCAGAAGTGGACAAAACCGGTAATGGTTTTGCAGTTCTTCGTTTCCTTCCTGCTCCTGATGGTGAAGATCTTCCCTGGGCAAAAATGTATTCACACGCATTTCAAGGAAATGGTGGGTGGTATATTGAAAATTCTTTGACTACCATTGGTGGTAAAGATCCACTTGGTGAATATAATCGTGAACTATGGAACACTGGATCCGAAACAAATAAAGAAATTGTTCGTAAACAAAAACGTAAACTGAATTATTATTCCAACATCTACGTTGTAAAAGATCCTACAAACCCTTCAAATGAGGGTAAAGTCTTCCTGTTTAAGTATGGTAAGAAAATCTTTGATAAGATTATGGAAGCAATGCAACCTGAGTTTGAAGATGAATCACCAATCAATCCCTTTGATTTCTGGGTGGGAGCAAACTTTAAACTGAAGATTGTAAAGAAAGATGGTTACTGGAACTATGATAAGTCTGAGTTTGATCGTGTAGGTCCTTTGCTGGACGATGATGATGCTATGGAAGCAATCTGGAAGAAAGAATATTCGCTGAATGCAATCACTGCACCAGATCAGTTCAAGACCTATGAGGAACTTGAGCGTCGTATGAATATGGTTCTTGGATTGAGTCCGACTTCTTCTCCTACGCAATCTCGTGCTGTGGTTCAACAAGAAGATGAGTACGAATCTTACAATCAACCAGTAAATAGTGAGAGTAAAGTGCTAGAAGAACTTGAACAGTCTTATGCTCGTTCCAAATCTCCTACACTTCCTACAGTCACTAGTGCTGTTGATGAAGATGAAGATGATGCACTTTCATAATTTC